CGGATAATTGATTAAATTTGTAATATGGCAGCAGTAATAGGAAATAACGTAATGCTTTATTGGCATAGAACAGATGTTGACCCAGAGGTTGATGTCGCTTTTGCGTGTAGTACAAATTGTACGTTTAATGTAAACGTAGACCAAAAAGAGGTAACAAGCCAATCAAGTGCTTGGTTTAGAGAATATAAAAACGATGTTGCTACTTGGAATGTAACTTGTGATGGTTTGATTACTTTGACTGGATTTTCTTATTTGTTTATGCTTGAAAAGCAGTTAGCAAGAGAACCAATAGAGATTAAGTTTGTGGTTGATAATGGAGTTGATGGTTTGACTATTATTAACGGAACTTGTAATATATCAAGTTTAGCAATAAATGCGCCTTATAAGGATGTGGCTACTTACAATATTAGCCTACAAGGTACAGGTGCATACAATACAACAGGAACGGAGGTTGACCCAAGTGGTGTGATTATAGTAGGTGCAAATCCTGTTAAGACAAAGGGTTACACGGCAAGTGGTGGCGAAACATCAATTACTTTTGCGGACACAATCGGTTATGCTTGTTTGTACGTTTCAAGAGGTGGTGTGGATGCGCAAAACATTTTAACAACAGGAACTCCAACGGGTGATGATGTTAAGTTTATAAGTTCAACTGGGGTTCTTACTTTTGGTAGACCTTTAGAAGCTGGGGAGTATGTGAGGCTTTTAGCACAATAAAAATAATATAGAATGAGTCAAATTTTAGTTACAGGCGAAGCAAAGATTAGGGATATACAAGGTCCAGTAGTGGCTAATAGTGGTGTAATAACTGCTTTAGATGGTGCTGCTTCTCAATATGTACGAGGTGATGGTACGTTAGCTGACTTCCCTACATCAACAGGTGGAGGTAGTTCTGTTTCTTACTATCTTAACTCAAGTGTTTCACAAGGTACAATAGGTGGAGTAGCTTATAGAGAGTTAAGTAAAGAACCAATCATAGGTGCTGGAACTGACATTGCTATTGCAGCTAATGGATATGTTGCGAGTTATTTAACCGATGCTAATGACCCAGATGTATTATCAATTCCTGGCGGTAACTTTAATTGTGAGTTTTATTTTAGTGTTAGTAACGATACAGGCAATCCTTTTTTCTATGCAGAACTTTATAAGTATGATGGTACAACTTTTACCTTATTAGGGTCAAGTGTTGGTGTTCCAGAGTATATCAATCAAGGTACTATCATAGCACCTTATTATTTTGCTATTCCTGTTCCTACAAGTGCTTTAGCCGTAACGGATAGGTTAGCAATTAGAATCTATGTAAACGTAGATGGTAGAACAGTTACTTTACATACCGAGAATAGCCATTTATGTCAAGTAGTTACTACTTTGTCAAAAGGGATGGTTTCTTTAAACAACTTAACAGACCAATCACAATATTTAACAACAGGAACAAGCGGTACTGACTTTAACATTGTTTCAAGTGGTGATACACATACTTTTAACCTACCTATTGCTTCGGCTGCAAATACTGGTAAGTTAAGTTCAACGGATTGGAGTACGTTTAATAACAAACAAGCTGCATTATCATTTACTGCTCCTTTAGTTAACACAAGCAATACAATATCAATACCTGCTGCTACAAGTTTAGTTGATGGTTATTTAGATAACTTAGATTGGACTAATTTTAATACTGCTTATAACAATATGATTGTTTCAGCAGCAGTAACAGGCACTACAACAAAGACTTTAACTTTAACACAACAAGATGCAGGTACTATTACTGCTTCTTGGACTGATGATAATACTGATGCGGTTACAAGTGTATTTGGTAGAACAGGTGCGGTAGTTGCTCAAAGTGGCGATTACAATACAAGTCAAGTAACTGAGAATACAAACCTTTACTTTACGGATGCAAGATCAAGAGCTGCTTTAAGTTTTACGGCAGGTAGTGGTGCTTACAATAGCACAACAGGGCTAATAACAATACCTACAAATAATAACCAAATCACAAATGGCTCTAATTTTATAACCTTAACTTCTTTAAGTGCAGGTACAGGAATAAGCTACAACAATACAACAGGGGTAATTACTAACTCTGCTCCAGACCAAACTGTTTCTTTAACGGCAGGTGCAGGAATATCAATTAGTGGTACTTATCCTTCGTTTACAATAGCTTCTACAATTACTCAATATACAGATACTTTAGCAAGGGCAGCGATTAGTTTGACCACAACAGGTACAAGCGGTGCAGCTACTTATAATTCAACAACAGGGGTTTTTAACATTCCTAACTACGCACCTGATTTAAGTGGGTACGTTCCAACAAGTAGAACTATAACTATAAACGGAACTTCATTTGATTTAAGTGCGAATAGGTCTTATAGTGTAGGTACAGTTACAAGCGTAGGATTATCTTCTGCAACAAGCGGAGTAACTATTGGTTCAACTCCTATCACAACAAGTGGTACGATTACATTAGCTATTGCAACTGCAAGTGGTTCACAAAATGGTTTACTATCAAGTACAGATTGGACTACGTTTAACAACAAGCAGAACGCTTTAACTAACCCTGTAACAGGAACAGGTACAACAAACTACCTACCTAAGTTTACAGGTGCAAGTACAATAGGGAATAGTACAATACAAGATGATGGTTCAAGTATATTAATAGGTAGAGAAACTTTTATTACAGGAACTACGGCATATTTTCAAGTTGGTAATGGTGGAGCAGGTACAGGTAAGTTTCAAATTGAAGCAAGTAGTGGTTCAGCAATAATAGGTACAAGAGATGCATCTTCAATAGCTTTTAGAACAAATCTAACTACAAGAATGACTCTTGACACTTCAGGCAATTTAGGAATCGGAACTACTTCGCCAAGTTATAAATTAGATGTTCGTGGGTCTTCTGGTGCATATTGGAATGGTTCAACTTATACAGGAGGTACACCATTAGCTATTTCAATTACGAACACAGAAGTTGGCGGTTATGACCCTGTATTAATTTTTCAACAAACAGATAGCGGTGGGACTTCAAAAAATTCAGGTGGTATAGGTATAGTTGGGAGGTCATCTTGGACTTCAGGTAATAATAGTACTCAAATTTCAGATATGTATTTTCTTGTTAGAAATGACAATGGAGGAATATCAGAAAGAATGCGTCTAACCTCAACAGGCAATTTAGGATTAGGAACGACAAGTCCAAGTTATAGATTACACGTTCAATCCACATCAGGCACTATTGCAAGAATAACCGACGGCACTAATAATTTAGATTTCTATGCTGGTTCAAGTTTAAATGAAATTGCAGCAACTACAACGATGTTGTTTTCTACAAACAATGCTGAACGTATGCGTATCACAAGCGGTGGTTCAGTTGGAATCGGAACGAGTTCGCCTGATACTGCATTACAAGCAATTGGTGGCATTTCTGCAAGAACAAATACAACAGGCGATGCTTTTTATAGATTGTATTTAGATAGTAGTATTGTTGGACATTGGTATGCAGATAGGGCAGGTAGCAAATTAAACATTGGTTCAGTTACAAGTATACCGTTGGTTTTAGAAACAGGTGGTACCGAACGAATGAGAATCACATCGGGGGGTAATGTTCTTATAAATACTACAACAGATGCTGGTTATGAACTTTATGTAAATGGTGGTAGTACAAATGGTGCTTTATTCTATTCAACTTCTGCTGCGAATCAAATCAAAGCAGCAGGAACTGCACCTGCGATTACTTTTACCAATACAATTACTTCTCCAACAATAGGTGGTGTATTAGGAGCAGCAACGACAGCAAATCAATTTGTTACAGGTACAGTAGCTGGAGATGTGGCTTTAATAAATCAATATACAGGAGCATTAGTTTTTGGTACTGTTACTGAAAGAATGCGTATCTCATCGGGCGGAAATGTTGCAATTGGTAGAACTGATGATAGAGGATATAGGCTTAGTGTTCAAAATGTTAACGCAACTCCAATTAATGTTAATAGAACACAATCTGATGGTGGTTTAATAGATTTTGAACAAGATGGTGCATTAGAAGGAAATATTTCTGTTTCTGGTAATACAGTTTCTTATAATTCATTCTTAGGTAGTCACTGGTCTCAATTAAAAGATGGTTCTAAAACTGAAATATTAAAAGGAACTATTTTAGAAGCTATTGATGAAATGTGCATTTGGGAAGGAGAAACAAATGATAGACTACCAAAATCAAAAATAAGCGATACAATAAATAGTAAAAATGTTTATGGAGTATTTTTAGCTTGGGATGAAAACTGGAAAACATCAAATGACTTTTACGTTGCAGCAGTTGGATTAGGTTATATAAGAGTAAATTCAAGTCAAAATATATCTATGGGTGATTTATTACAAAGCAATGGTGATGGAACTGCAAAGATTCAAGAAGATGATATTATGCGTTCATCAACAATAGCTAAAGTAGTATCAACAAACAAAATAACAACTTATGAAGATGGAAGCTATTTAATAGCAGCTACTTTACATTGTGGATAATAATAAAAAATAAATAAAATGAAAAAAATTCAACCAGTCTCAATTTGGGACAACGGACAAGTATTAGAGGCTAAGATTTTAAACGCTTATGCCGTAATTGTAACTTTAGGAACAAGTGCTACTTTTTATTACGCTTTATTTGCTGAAAATGCA